TATTCGTTGAATTGGGTCAAACAAAATATCCTTCAATTTACAGATGAAGAAATTGAAAAGATGGATGAGGAGATGAAAGATGAAGAAGACAAAGGAATTGGCGGTCCTACTGTCCCGGCCGATGCCCAAGGACAAGGACAACAAGAACCTGAAGCAACACCAGAACAATACCCTGCCGAAGACAACACTCAGGAAGCAGACTCCACGGAGTCGTTAACACCGATGTTAGACAAACAGGTAGAGAAGTATTCATCTGGACTAAATAAGCGATAAAAGGAGATTATAATGGAAACATCACAATTCATTGACCAATTAAGTGCTGGTGATTCAGCAGAAGCAAAAGAAACTTTAAACAATTTACTTTCTACAAAAGCATTTGAATCGTTAGAAGCTAAAAAGGTAGAATTAGCAAGAAACATTTTTAATGGCTCAGAAGATTCAGTAGAAGTACAGGATACAGAAGAAGTTTAATGAAATCACTATTAGATTTTAAAACTATCGTTGAAGAAGAGAGGTCAGACTATTCAAAGTTTGACATGTTGGTTCGAGCTGGTCTTGCCAATAAGGCACAGATACAAAGAATCCACAAAATCTTGGACAAGATGCAAGAAGAAAGACCTGTGTTCAATAACGCAGATAGAATGATTCTTCAAAACATGTTCAACAAAATGGTAGATTTGATTTCTAATAATAAACAAATTTTTTCACAGGCAAGAAGAGCTGTTAAAGAAGATGTTGAGGCAATTGAAGCAGAAACTTTAAATGAAGAAACGCAAGACAATCCAAAAGATCCTCCTTTTGTGTTGTTGTTGAAAAGAAAAGCAATTAGAGTATATCCAGATAAGACAAAAGTTGCTTTATATCATAATAAACAATTAGATAAATACTTCTCGGTACCATATGGTCCAGGCGTTGAAGGTTATGTTCAAGCCGAAGAAACAGAATTAGAAGAAGCAGTTGATGCAATTGGTCAACTGCAAAAGATTAAAGATAGTCACAGTCACGGTACTGTAAATCATAAAGATGGCACAGCAAGTAAAATAGATGTACAAACTGCACATGCCATTTTAACAGTACATAAGAATTTGAATGATGAGAACAAGAAAAAGTTTTCTGATATGGTCGCAAGGTCATCACATCATTTGAAAAAGGCAGCAGACTTTTCTTGGAAGCAAATGAAGTGAGATTTGTTGATTTAATATTATCAAACAAATTGGATGAGGCAAAAGATATTCTAAGGTCTCGTTTGAGTGAAATCGTCTCCAAGAGATTACAAGAAGCAAAACGATATGTCGCAGAAGACATGTTGGAAGAAGTAGAACTTGATGAAGCAAAAAGAAATACAAACATCATCAAGATGGGTAGAATCAATAAGATTCGCCGAAGAGTTAGAAGAAATGCCAAAGGCAAAATTGTTGTACAGAAGAATGTACGAAAGTCTGGCATTAAAGGATATAGAATTTCAGGTAATACTGTAAGAAGAATACCTGCAACAGCAAGATTAAAAAAGGCTCGTTTATTGAAACGGTCATGGAAAACAACTAGAAGAGCTAAATTACGCCGAACTCTATTGAAAAGAAAAATGTCAATGAGAAGACGCTCATCATTAGGACTAAGATAATATGCCATTCGAAATAACTAACACACAAAGGTCAGCATCTATCATTAGAGTTGCTGATACCGGAACTACAACAGTAGCTTTGGCAAACTTAGCGATTAATGCTAATGAAACTGTTACTTCCGCAAACATTAGAAGATTGACTTGGTCAACCAATGGCAATATTCAAATTATTAGAAACTCTGTTCCAGTATTGATGTTACATAATTCTGGTACAATGATGCTTGACGAATTAAATCATACAGTAGCAAACAACAATGCATCACCAATTGTTATTACAGTTAATACTGGTGGTTCTGTTGTTATGGAAGTTACCAAAACAGCAACATATGCAACTGAATTAACAGGAATGTAAGATGAAACTAATTAGAGAAACCGTAGAGAATGTAAAATATCTTACCGAAGCTTCAGAAAACGGTAAGAAGAATTTGTACATTGAAGGTACATTCTTGGTCGGTGATAAGATTAACAAGAATAATCGTATGTACGAAATGCGTACTTTAAGAAATGAAGTTGAACGCTATAACGAAGAATATATTAAGACCAATAGAGCACTTGGTGAACTTGGTCATCCAGACACTCCATCCATTAACTTAGAAAGAGTGTCACACAAAATTGTTTCTCTTGTAGAAGACGGTAATACTTTCTACGGAAAAGCATTAATTCTTGAAACACCATATGGTCAAATTGTTAAGAACTTTATCGATAATGAAGTAAGTATCGGAGTCTCTTCTAGAGCTCTCGGTTCTGTTGTTACCACTAAAGAAGGTTACAACCTTGTACAAGATGATTTGAGACTTGCAACAGCGGCAGACATTGTGGCGGATCCTTCTGCTCCAGGTGCCTTTGTCAACGGCATCATGGAAAATAAAGAATGGATGTTTGTTGAAGGACACTTCGTTGAAGCAGACTTTGACAACGCAAAAAGACAAATACAGAGAGCATCTTCGAAACAAATAGAAGAAGTTGCTTTCAAATTGTTTGAAAATTACCTCAGAAAACTTTAATTTTATAAATAAGAAATCATAAGGAGATTCCTAATGGCAACAAATAAACTAATGGAAGCCGCAGCAGACATTCTTGCAGGAAGCAAGAAATCCGCATCTGGTGAGCCAATGAATAAAGCCGATGCCCAAGTCGTTGACTTAGGCGGACCAACTAATCAGAATTCCAAACCAATGGATGATTCTGCGAAGATTGACGCCGCTAAAGCAATTAAAGGCAAGGCAGCCGCCCCAACAACAAAACCATCAGATGCTTCATCTAAGATGGAAGAAATTGAAACTGAAGAAGAAATCATCGCTGAAAAAATGCATGATGATGAGAAGAAAGAAGAAATGAAGAAAAAGATGAAAGAGGATGTTGACGCTCTCTTTGCTGATGATTCTACCATTTCAGAAGAATTCAAATCTAAAGTTTCTACAATTTTTGAAGCTCGTGTCGCTGACCGTGTATCACAAATTGAAGAAGAAACAGAAGCAAAATATGCTGGCATGCTTGAAGAAGCAGTTGAGTCTATTCGTGCTGACCTTACCGAAAAAGTAGATGACTACCTTTCATATGTTGTTGAACAATGGATGAAAGACAATGAAATCGCTATCGAATCTGGTCTCCGTTCAGAGTTGACAGAAGACTTCATCGCTGGTATGCGTAACCTATTTGCAGAACACTACATTGATGTTCCTGCAGAAAAAGTCGACCTCGTTGACGAACTTGCTGGTAAAGTTGAAGAACTAGAAAGCAAACTCAATGAAGAAATCGAGCGTGCAGTAGACTTAAAGAAATCTTTAGTTGAGTCACGCAAAGTAGAAATGACCCGTGAAGTATGTGAAGGTCTTACCGACACTCAAGTTGAAAAAATCAAATCACTCGCAGAGAGTGTAGAATTCTCCACAGAGGACGAATACAAACAGAAACTTGAAACAATCCGTGAGAACTATTTCCCTTCTAATGCTAAGAAAGCAACAGAAGCACAACTGCACGAAGAGTTTGAAGAAGAAGAGGCAAAGAAAGTCATTAATGACCCATTCGTTGCTGCAGTATCTCAAGCCATTTCTAAAACAAAAATTTAATTAGTAAACCCCAAGGAGATAACACATGTATTTGTCCGAATCATTACAGAAAAAGTGGGAAGGTGTTCTGGATCATCCAGACCTAGCCCCAATCAAAGACCCATATCGTAAGGCTGTTACAGCAGTTATTCTTGAGAATCAAGCTCAAGAAATGCAAAAAGCAAACGGTGGTTATTTGAACGAAGCAGTTCCAACCAATTCAGCATCTGCTGGTTTGGGTTCAGCTGGTGCAACAGGCTTCTCGTCTGGTGCAACATCAACAGGTCCAGTTGCCGGTTTCGATCCAATCTTAATCAGTTTGGTTCGCCGTTCACTACCTAACTTAATCGCTTATGATGTTTGCGGTGTGCAACCAATGACAGGTCCTACAGGACTTATCTTTGCAATGCGCTCTACTTACGCATCTGCATTAGGTACAGAAGCTTTCTACAACGAAGCTAACACAGGTTTCTCCGGTCTTGGTACCGCTCAAACTGCGTTGACTGTTGGTGGTCAAACTGCTAACACATTCGTTGCAAACGGTGCAGGCGTTGCCGGTATGTCTACTGCTCTTGCAGAAGCATTGGGTGATGGTTCTAACACCTTCCAAGAAATGGCATTCTCTATTGAGAAAGTTACTGTTACTGCAAAGACCCGTGCTTTGAAGGCAGAATACTCAATCGAACTTGCACAAGACTTGAAAGCAGTTCATGGTTTAGATGCAGAAACAGAATTAGCAAACATCTTGTCTGCTGAAATTCTTGCTGAAATCAACCGTGAAGTTGTTCGTACAATCTACTCTGTTGCTAAGACTGGTGCTCAAGTAGGTACAACTACTGCCGGTACATTCGACTTAGACACAGATTCTAACGGTCGTTGGATGGTAGAAAAAGTTAAAGGTTTGGCATTCCAAATCGAAAGAGAAGCCAATACGATTGCTAAAACAACTCGTAGAGGTAAAGGTAACATCATCATCGTTTCTTCAGATGTTGCATCTGCATTTGCGATGGCTGGTTTGTTAGACTATAACTCTGCTTTACAATCACAAGTTAACTTAACAGTTGACGATACTGGCAATACATTTGCTGGTACAATGTTTGGTCGTATCAAAGTGTACATTGACCCATATGCAACTACAAGCGGTACTTCAGAGTTCGCAGTTGTTGGTTACAAAGGTTCTAATGCATATGACGCTGGTATTTTCTACTGCCCATATGTTCCTTTGCAAATGGTTCGTGCAGTTGACACTGGTACATTCCAACCAAAGATTGGTTTCAAGACTCGCTACGGCATTGTTGCAAACCCATTCGCAGAAGGCACTTCAAAAGGCGCTGGCGCATTAACTGGTTTGTCTAACAACTACTACCGTGCGTTCAAGATTGCAAACATAATGTAATCTAAAAGTCACCGTTAAGAGTGACATTTTAAAGAGACCTCCCACAAAGAGGTCTCTTTTTTTTGGTGCATAAATAAGCATATGACAGCTACTAATAGAAACCCATCCAATCCAAATTTTCTACAACAGAATAAGTTTATATTAAACTTTGGTAGAGCACCAAGCATACAATTTTTCTGCCAGTCAGTAAGTGTGCCTGGAATATCATTGTCTGAAGTGCCTCAATATACACCATTTGTTGATGTATATGTTCCAGGCGAAAAGGCAATTTATGATGTTTTAAATGTTACCTTTATTGTTGATGAAGAGTTGAAAGGTTGGTTAGAAATACACGATTGGATTCGTGCAATGACTTTCCCTAAACAATTTGAAGAATATCAAAATTTAGGAAGATTGAACAGAATTGCTTCGGCAGTTGCGGCATCATCAGATAAACCACAATACTCTGATGCATCGGTAACAATTTTATCATCATCAAATAAACCATATTTCAAATTCAAATATTACGATTGTTTCCCAACATCGTTATCTACCTTTATTATGGGTGCAAATGATTCACCCGAATCTACAATGAGTGCTGATGCCACTTTTAGGTACAGTTACTTTGATGTAGAAAAATTGTTCTAAAAAGGCTTGACAACTATTCCCTTTTAGTGTATCCTCCAATGAATAAAGGAGGAAGTTTACCATGAAACAACTTGATGATTTACTTGAGATGTGGCGTGCCGATTCTGAGATAGACAGAACAGAACCAGGCAAAGAGCTAATCAACATTCCAAAACTACACAGCAAATACTTGAATATACTTTCAAGGCATCGGCTGTTGTCTAAAGAATCTGAGTTCAAGTATAACAAAATGAAGAGACTGAAATGGGAATACTATACAGGTAAATTGGATGATGACCAATTAAAACAGTATAATTGGGAACCATTTCCATATGTGTTGAAATCCGAACTCACTACATACTTAGAGAGTGATGATGATATCAATAAACATCTTGCAAGCAAAATGATGCATGATGAAATTGTTGATGTGTGTCAGAGTATATTAAAAGAATTGAATTCACGGACATTTCAACTTCGTGATTTTATAGCATGGGAAAGATTCATACAAGGTGTCTGATTTAATTTTACATAAAAAGAATGAAGCATATATCCAATTTGAGTGTGATAGAGGTATCGCACAAGAGTTGTCGGATTACTTTACCTTTTATGTTCCGGGTCATCAATTCACACCCGCATTTAAATCAAGAGTTTGGGATGGTAAAATTAGGTTAGCAGACCTAAGAAGTTTTACCATCTATCATGGTCTTGTTCCTTATATTGAAATCTTTTGTAAAGAAAGAGATTATACATTAGAGATTGATTCTGATGTATCAGTCACGCAAAACTTTTCATTGGTTGAAGCAAAAGAATTTGTTGATACACTTAAAACTCCACATGAGATTAGAGACTATCAGTTAAAATCTTTTGTACAGGCAATTAGAAATAAAAGAATGTTGTTGTTATCACCAACGGCATCAGGCAAATCTTTCATCTTGTATTGTATCATTCGCTATTTGCAAATAGAGAATAAGAGAGGTTTGTTAATTGTACCTACAACATCATTAGTCGAACAAATGTATAAAGACTTTGAAGACTATGGTTACGATTCAGAACAATACTGTCACCGTCAATATTCTGGTAAAGAAAAACACACTAACAAGTTTCTTACCATTACAACTTGGCAATCAATCTATAAAAACCCTGGTGAATACTTTGAACAATTTGATTTTGTTCTTGGTGATGAGGCACATCAATTTAAAGCAAAGTCTCTTACTACTATTCTTTCGGGTTGCGTAAATGCTAAATATAGAATAGGAACAACTGGTACTTTAGATGGTACACAAACACATAAACTAGTGTTAGAAGGTTTGTTTGGTCCAGTTTACAAAGCAACAACTACTGTTGATTTGATTGATAAAGGTCAACTTGCATCATTTAAAATTAAATGCCTTATACTTAAACATCCGGAGAGTGTGTGTAAGATGGCAAGGTCTTGGGACTATAACCAAGAACTAGAATACATAGTTATGAATACTGCGAGAAATAATTTCATTAGAAATCTTGCTCTATCTCTTAATGGTAACACTCTTATATTATTTCAATTTGTGGAGAAACATGGTAAAAGTTTATATGCAAACATTAAAGAACATGCTAAGAATAGACATGTATTTTTTGTAT